TTACTGCACCTACATGCTCCGCAATACTGCACTAGTGCAATAAGGGTTACTGCACTAACGTTAAAAGGGCTCATTTGTCACCTTTTTGCTGAATAAACCAGCCTCAGTTTCTTCGATCAAACCGTCCTCTTTGGCCTGCTTTACACGGGCCTTCGCTTGCCGTTCCTGCAACCCGGTGGCCTGTTGTACGAATGCGACCACTTGGCTGTATTTAGCCCCTTCGGGTAACTTGCCCCAATCGATCGACATAGCCTTTCTGCCCACTGACTTTTCAGGCGCCCCTACTTCAATCCACGCCATCCCCCGGTCGGCATGCTTTAGGTGGACTAACGGCTGCGTCTTGCTGGCAATAAAATCGCTCGCAGTGACGCTAGGACGCAAGCCAGACCGCTTCCCGCGCTTGGTTACCTCAAGCTTATATGTGTACGTTCCTTGCTCATCCTGACCGCAAGGAGACAGCATTAAAACGGCTCTTGCCCAATTCGTCAGCTCGCTTGAACCAAATCCGCTGTACGCCTTGTCGTGCCCTTGGTAACCACTGCCGTCCCGTGTTGGCTTTGGCGTATGGTGCATAAGCATCCAAGCAAATCCGCCAGATAGGGCGAGCGGATTAAGCAAATTACGCAAAAAGCCACCGGCCGTCTCCTGGCTGGATAAGTCACCACCGATAAACGCGAGCAACGGATCTACCCAGGCTAAATCTGGTTTATGCTTTTCAGCTAGGCGACGCATACGATCGACGAACCGCTCACCCGTGGACGTGCAGTCACGCACGATCACGATGTTTTGCTTCACTCGTTCCAGCTCCTCTGCGGTCAAATCCAACGCCTTTAGAATGCCTTGCAACGCTTCTGCCACGTCGCCCTCGTCGTTTTCTGCCTGCACGATCAGCGACTTTAACGGCTTGCCATGTGGGCTAATGCCAAACAGATCACGTCCAGCCGCCCAGGTGATTGCGGCCTGTAAGCACAGCACGCTCTTGCCGAGTCCACTGCTACCCACCCACAACGCCGAGCCACCACGGCATATCCAACGCTTGCCGAGCAGTTGCGTTATGTCGGCATCCTCCTTGAAATTAACTAACTGCTCCCAGCTATACGGCTCAGGAATATCACCGTAGATCGTTCGCTCCATCCACTCCATGTAAGTCAGCGTCGGTGCGCCACATTCGACAAGCTCCTGCTGCAATCCTGTGGCCGTCCTCATGGCACCCGGCAACCGCGACAACCTACCTGCGTCCTTGTTGGCAGGATCAGGCTTGCTGTGCTCTAGGTGCTTGTAAATAAAGTCCACACGTTCAGCGAACTCCTTGGCATTGGCTGCACGAATCTCCACCCATGCGTGCAGGCTACGTGATCCGCTCTTTATGATGGACGACGTAGGCAACCCGCTGCGCTTAATGATCGCCCACTGTTCAGCCATCGTGCTTTCATCAAACTCGATTAGGCAGTGGCGGTACTTAACAATCGATTCCGCTTTCCGATTCTTTCCGTTGTTAGCGTTAATGGAGACGTAGACTCCCACTGCATCGCCTTGCCACTCCTTCAATCCGTCGCCTTTAAACAGTTCTAGCCATTCTTCCCGGCTTCGCGTCTCGCCTGCACCGTCCGGCCGCTCACGGCCGTCCTTATCCTTAATCGATCTGCAGATATTTATATAATCGCCCACGTCGAAACAGGTAGTGAGGAACTTATCTACCGGCCCACTCTCCACGCTGATGGGCATCGGTGGCACTGGCAGATCCTCTCTAACGATCGCCCCGTTCTGATAGGCATACTTCGCCTTTGGCTTCCAAGCCTCCCTGGCTGGTTTGCTGAACGCGGATCTGACTGCACTTACGGCCTCGTTCTGCGACAGTCCCACCTTATAGGCCCACTCTTCTGCGTTCGTCGTTGCGTCGAACTCCGTCAGCCCTTGGTCGCGCCACTGGCAGGCCAGCTTAAATAGCTGGGTGTTGCGCTCGCCTTCAGCGGCTCCGTTACGATGGATGGCCTCGATTGCGGGGGGTAGGGGTGCGATCATTTTTTGGCAAATCCTTCCAATGCCTTTACGATCACGTACTCAATCACTGCCTCTTGATCTTTCTTTAACTGCTTCAGTCCAAATGCGTGCAATGCCTTTGCAGTCTTAGCGTCATAGGTTACGTCGACCAGAACCTGCTTCGGCGCAGGGCGTGCTTTGCCAAAAGTAATTTTGCCTAGATCCTTCATTTGCGTTTACTCCTTTTGCGGGGTTTGACTTCTTTCCAAACGTTAAAATCCTTGTCGCATTCGACCGACCAGAGCATCAGTTTCTGATAGAGCGATCCGACCAAGCCCCAGCGGCACAAAGTCCTGCTAACCAGATCTCCTAACCAGTATAGAAGCCACGACAACGCCATCATTTTTTCTTCTCCAAATCCCGCTTCTGGTACGTCTGCGCCCGCTTCAGCAGCTCCTTGGCTATATGCAGCGCCATATCCAGCCGACTGCGTGCAATGACCAGCCGGCCGTCAATCAGGCTTTTCTTAGCCCGCTCGAGGATTTCGATTTGCCAGGTTAAACGCTTTACACTCATTAAAATTGTAGGATGTTTGTTGCATCCACTATTTCATTTGGGATTTTAAGAAATTCAGAATATTTCCATATGTTTTTTGTAGAACATTGAAAACGTTTATGCTTTCCAATTTCATATGGAACCCATAAGACAAATTCTTTTTCACGGGTTTGCTTAGCCAAACCAACACAAAAATAATAATCAGCCGTTTCGATCGATTCGTTTGTATGAAATTGCCAGCATGGAAAATTAGGGTTGTGCAATCTTTCTAAGGCAGCTTTAACGTGTATTTTTATAGTTTTTCCAGAATCTGTTATTATTATTCTATCAATAGGCGCCGCTCCTGATGATGATTTGTAATATGATATATTATTTTGTGTGCAAAATTTATCAAATTCCAGCTCGCCTAAATCACCTGTAATTTGAGTTTCGTAAAGATTTCCAGTTGTTGAAGAAGTTGTTGTTTCTTCAACATTAAATAAATTCGCTTGTAGCATCACCACTGCCCCATTCCCCACCGCATGCGATTGGCACGGGCCTCTCGCACACAGTCGGCGTACTGCTCTGGCGTGTAGGTGCAGATGATGCGGGCAGAGAAAAAGGCAAGAAGCTGCTTAAATGTCACTGCTTTGTTCTCCGTCGGAATCATTTTCCTGAGTTTCAGCTTCGGTTTCTTCAGCTGAATCATTGTCCTGCACCTCAGCCTCGGTTTCTTCGGCGGCTACCTCTTGTTCAAATTCTTCCCTGCCGCAATTACATACATCTGACGCGTCGTGAATTACGCAATCTATATGATGATTAGGATAAAGTCGTAGCTTTTCAGATTGAATAGCAATTTCTGCTAACATGTAGCTTGCGTAATGGGGATTTTTTGTATTTGCATTCATTTCATTTTCTCCTTTTTTCTTGTTTGTTTAAATATTTTTCCCATTCAACTTTTGCGTTTTCGGCCTCTTCATCTGTGGCAAAAGGCCCCCAGCCACACTTCGGCCAACCTTCAGACATGTAGAATCGTTCGCCCATCGGATAACCCGCATCTGTAAAGAGCCGACGGCCTATGATCTTCAACTTCACAGCACCGCCTTGGGCAGCGGCCCCGCCAGTTTGTAAACGTACTTATTGCGATCGTATTCCAGCGGATAGCCAAAAAAGTCACGCAGCAGATCGATGTCCCGCTGGATGGTCTTGTAGCTACATTCGAGCTTAACACCTAACCTGGCACAGCTCGGCAGCGTCAGATCCCGGCGCAACATTGCAGCGATCATGCCCAGACGGCGAAACGTAGGCCGTGTATCGCCAAGGCCAGCAGCGCGATTGCGCTTAGACGCAAACGTGGCAGCTTTCGTGCTCACTTCATCACCTCCACCATCGCCACCTTCGGCAAACGCATCGCGTTAAACTGCTTCTCGCTTGCGGCAAACACGTCCACCACGGGCAACTTTCCACCGCTTGCCTTTTTGCTTTTTACGGCAGTGCCTGTATCCACGGCCACCCACTCCCGCTTGCCGCCCATCACGCGGATCTTTGACCACAGCGGAATTATGTCTGGATCGACGGCGCAGTGACGGCCAGCACGCAACCTGGTGCCAGTACTCGATTGATAGCGACTGCTCCACTCATCTTCGCCCGGCCAGTAGCCAGTGATGCGAACTTTGATTTTCTTCACGTCGATCTTTTTGGCGTCTGGCCTTAAGTCAATCATCACGTTTGATGCCTGCGTCACTGGGAACCCAAAGAACGCCAAAAACGTCAGCACTACGTTGCAAAGCGCTCTCATAGGCCCGCCCTTATTCGCTCGATCAAATTGTTTTCGCGGCCTTCCGCAGCCGCCAGCGCAGCCTTCGCCTCCGCCAACTCACGGGCCAACGAACGCACGCGGTTTAGTAACTGCTCGTGGGTGGATTGTTCGGGTAGGATCTCAATCACAACGCACCTCCCTAGGGTCGTATTTCTTCAGCCAGCGCCAAACCTTGCAAATGGACGTGAATGCCTCAAACGCCTGAGCAACTTGCTCGGCGGTGTAGCGGATGTCCTGCAACTGGCCGGTGACTGGATCGATCAGCACGTTGCGGCATGCCATGCCCTCGTCCGTGAATGCGTACGCGTAGGCACTAAGCTGCAAAAGATCAGTTTCGTAGCCCGATGCTTTTGAGACGCCCTTTGCGTCTTTCTTAAATTTCCTCGTCTTAAAATCGATAACCTCCATCTCACCGTGAATCTGGGCGATCAAATCCACTCGGCCTGCGTAGCCTTCCGCCTCGTTGACTAGGACGGATTCACTGGCGTGCACTTTAGTGACGCAGCACTCACGCCATTCTTTTAGCCCTGCATAATGCTCCTCGTATCCTTTAACTAGGTCGCCCGGCTCTTGCCGATTGATTATCATTTCAGCCAGGGAATGGATCTGAGTCCCGCGAGCAGCAGCGGCCTCCACTTCCTTTCTGCTATCTAATACGACTCGTTTAGCAAAATCGGCCAACGATTCACCATCATTGCGCGGTAGCGAAAGAGCCGCAGCAATCGCCTGCTCCTCCTTCCAATTCATCAGCCCCTGCTTGCTGGGGCCAGCCGCTCCGAGGATGGTAGTCACGGACGGATACGCCCCCACCTTGCGGGCGGATCGCAGATCACCGTGGCACGACTCACCCGACGCCAGGTAATAGTGCGACGACTCCGTCTTTGCCGTGGCAAAAAGCGCAGCCATTACTGCCAATCCTTAATCAGTCGCATGGTCATAAGAGCCAGCACGACTGCTGTGGTTGGGAATACGATTTGAATAATCAAAGTTAGGATTTCCATATTGGTATTCTTTCTGGCCAAGGCGGGATAGAACCACCCCAGCCAAGTGCTCAGAACGGCACAGGTGTTCCGTCGGCATCTAACTCGACGACGGCTGGTTTCGGTGCGCCCGGACGATTGCATTTCCGGACGAAGTCTTTATCGACTTTCACTTTGTTTGCTCCCGCGGGCAGGACGGCCTGCACATTCGCGTAGGTTGATCCATCACGCTCCGCATGTGTCACAAGGATCTGGCATGGCTTACCAATAAGCGTTTCCAGATCCAGATTCTGCGGTGGCGCCTTTTTGGCATAGGATTTCAGATCTTTGAACAGAGCTGCTTTCTCATGCAGGCTCAGTCCATAACGCCGGCCGATGGTGAACGGCCGCCCGTCCTCCATCTTCTCAGCGATCTGCCAGACCAACCTGATCTGGTGCTTCTTTCCATACTGCGTTTCCACTACGCCGAGATCCTCAACGTCGCAGAACACTGCGTCGTGATTCCCTTCCGGGGCTGGCGTATATGTGCCCCCTCTTGATGCTACGATTGGCATACTAGGATTTCCTTTCTTGGTTTCTTTGTTTTTGTTTCTTGGATTTGCGACGACTACTCA